GGTCGTTAGCATCGCTAACATGTTGAGTGGTAGTCCCGTGAAAGTAACTCGCGACGCGCAAGCGGCCGCGAGACACGGGAGTTAATGCCATGACTACTACTAGCGAAAAGTTGGCCAAGATAGACCGACTTCTAGCCGTTGCCCCTCCGGTATATGATCCCCGGGTAGACCCCATGCGGACGGATATCGTGATTGTCGTGGGTAGGCAGGTGTTCCATTATCCGCAGAGCCTTGAGAAAAGGCATGCGTATGAGAAGATACTTGTCTATCCTCGGCGACGCGAGCCGAACGTATGGGTGTACTACTTGGCGACAACGCCGGTGGGTAATGGTGCTGAAGAATACGTGTCGTACCTTCTTGGTTGGCCTTATCGATGGGTTAGGGGCGGGTCAAAATGGGCCCTCTTATTCCCGGCTGCTGGCAAATTGCCAGTTGTTCCGGTTAAGGGGATACCATCAGACTTGTCCAAGCCCGTGAAAGTAGGGCCACCACAGGATCTTAGCCACCGTGGTCTTGTTCAGCACGCACAAGATACGCGAGTCCGCAGAAGCAAGAAAGCTTATGCGGCAGGCAATAGGCACTGGCGTGATTATCGTTTTCCTAATCGCGGTCGACTTAACCCTGAAACGATTTACTGGAATCTGTTATCAGGCGGGGAAAGTTATGGAGTGCCCTGGACTGAAAGTTACGTCCAGACACCCCGTTACTACCGTGCCTACAGTTCCGTAAATACGCCGGGGTTTAAGAAGTTGCGAAAAGGCTCGCTGCCGGTTAATCCGTACAGCTTGACTTTAATCAAGACAGAGGACCAGGTCGGTCATGATATCCGGTTTAATGGGTATCCTGGCGGAGGCTGGGGTCCACAACATTCGAGCAAGGCTTACCAGCCGAGTTCTGTGTCGTGGTGCTATTTGCCACCGGCTCCGCAGCATGATAATGCGGCGTATAACCGGGCTATTACGAAGTGCATTGACCGTTCCAATTCTGGAATCGTTGGCAATCTGGCGCAAGACCTCGTGCAAGGGAACCAGCTAGTGCGTATGGTGGGCGATTCTGCTCACCGTATTGCAATGGCTGCTACCGCGTGCCGGGAAAAGCGTTTCAGACGAGCCTGGGATTTACTTACAACCCCGTCAGTGTACTCGCGTGGTCTAGGGTATCGTACAAACAAGGAGTTCGGCGTTAAACCCCGAAAGCGGACAAAATCCGTATATCCTCGTGTGGACCTGGATGTTAAACCAGGTATTGATTTCCCGATAGAGCCTCCTTCTGCTCTAAAAAGTGTGAGTGAAAATTGGCTCGCACTACAATATGGGTGGAAGCCGCTCTTGAGTGACATCTACGGCGCATTGGAGTCTCTTGCTACGTTAATGACGGAGCAGGACCCCATAGTTATACGAACGGTACGCGGCAAGGCGGAAACTATCTCTAAGCTTAAGCAGAAGCTGTATTTCGCAAGCGGCAATGTGCATACGGGTTGGTTGGAAGTTACAACCTACTCGACGTGCAAAGTCGGACTACGATATACAGTAGATAGCCAGCTAAAGGCGTTTCTTAGCCAAACCGGTTTTACCACTCCCATTAATCTCGCATGGGAAGTGCTTCCGTACAGTTTTGTCGTAGACTGGTTCATCCCAATTGGGCCCTATCTCGAGAGCATGGCTGCTTTCGATGGGCTCAAGTTTGTCGATGGATTTGTTACAAAAGCGACAACGCAGTACACCTCTTCTATGCATAGTTACAAAGGTATCTTCCCGTGGGAAGTTTATCCACAGTGGCCGTATCTGAACACGAGCTGGGATTTTCAGGCACGGGTATTCAGACAATATGTGAAGATCGATCGGACGAAACTTTGGAGTTTCCCCGGTTTGACCCTCCCAGAAGTCAAGAATCCGTTTTCTGTAGTCCACGCTTTGAACGGACTGGCCTTACTGCGAGCTGCCTTTAAGTAACTTTGCGAGACATGCATGACGTCCTTGTTTGAAATTAAGGAGTAATCACCATGGCTCAGAGAGCCCCGCTGTTGCTGTCCACTATCCTTGCCTCCGATCATCTTACGACGTCGGCGACAGTAGGGGTGGATCGCACGTTTGCCCCCGTCGGTGCTGTTGCTAACGGGGTTTCACGGTGGGAAGAACGTTCCGGGGGTATCTACCTCGGCTTCCCGACCTTCACGTTGGCGTGTCGGGCCCCCTCCAAAATGAGTCGGGTCCATCGCGTCAGCATGAAGTTGAGTGTGCCCGTGTTGGAGACTGTTACGGCATCAACTGCGTCTGGCATCGTGCCGACACAGCCGGTGGCGTATAGTCACCAGTTTCACGGGGAGTTCCTGCTTCCTGACAGGGGAACCCTTGCTGAGCGGAATGCATTGCTCAGCTTGGTAATCTCCTGTATGGTTGCGACGATCAAAGCCAGCGACGCGGTACCGTCAGATTTGACGGCATCTCCGTTGCTGAACGCGATCCAAAACTTCGACCCGCCTTACTAACGGGTCGAGGGGAACACACTCGCCATGTCTAATGACAAGCATGACCGCGATATTGCTAAGCAAATCGCACAGTACCGTGTACCTCCGGAGGTAACCTCCGAAGCCGTGACAAGTTATCTCGAATCCCTCGGGTGTGCTCGAGCTTTAACAGTTTACATGCTTTACCAATATGGTGAGCATGAACAGCTGGCGGAGCTTAAGTTCGACCCACTGCACTACCTTACGGTGGAGCAGCTTAGGGATGCATACGCTGCGACGGCGCTCATGTCAAAAGCCGACTTTTTAGAACTCGGCTATGATCTGGACGTTCGTGCGTTGGAGAAGTTCGAAACTTTTGAATTCTCCTGTATGTTTACGAATATCGGTTTCCGAAACCTGGCCTGCGATCTCCTATATAAGGGGAAAGCCGTCTGGTTGCATAATGCAATCATACGTAAAATCGACCAGGTATTAGGCGATATTCCTTTTCGGGATCTTCCCTACACGGCAAATTGGGGACCAGGTGCATCGACGCGAATACCCCGTCGGTATGCCTGTGCGACTAATAAATTCCAGTACGAAACTGGGATCACACGTGACCTTTTAGCTTTGTTTCCGCCGGAGGATCTTGAGGGATTTTATCCCCTCTGGTTCAAAGATCGAGCTCTCCGCGACTTTAAGTTAATCGTGGAAGCGGGAAACAAAGTGACCACTGTTCCGAAAGATGCTACTAAGAACCGTGTCATCGCAATCGAACCAGGGTTTAACCTCTGGTTCCAAAAAGCGGTGGGCACGATAATGAAGAAGCGTCTACATCGGTTTGGCGTCGACTTAAGCTCACAGGCTGTGAACCAAGAGTTAGCCAGAGTGGGGAGTTTAACCCTCAACTTGGCAACAATTGACTTCTCGTCTGCAAGCGATAGCATCGCACTAGAGGCCGTAAGGGCAGTTTTCCCGCCTTTATGGTTTAACTTGTTCGATGCGTGCCGAAGCCATAGTGGTGTCCTATCGGGGAAGAGGGTTCGTTGGGAGAAGTTCTCCAGCATGGGGAACGGCTTTACCTTCGAACTAGAAACACTCTTCTTTCTCGCGATCGCTGTTTGCGTTTGCGAGTATTTGCATATCCGTCCAATATTAGGACAGAATGTAAATGTCTATGGGGACGATGTTATTATTCCCACAGAAACGGTAGGTTTATTCTCTGAGATGTGCCTCTTCTACGGCTTCAAGCTGAACATGAAGAAAAGTCATTATTCTTCGTGCTTTCGCGAGAGCTGTGGTAAGCACTATGTCTCAGGTCTCGAGGTAACCCCCATCTACTTAAAAAGTAGACTTTCCACTGTTCCAGCCGTTTTTCGGTTTGCAAACGCCGTACGGAGATTGGCATTCCAACGTGGTACCGATGAACTCGGTGTCATTTGTTGTGATGTCAGGCTCAAGAAAACGTTTGATTACCTGGTTAAGTCAATACCGAGGCCACTTCGACTTCGGATCGACGAAAAACTAGGTGATGGCGGCATCGTCTCTAATTGGGACGAAGCCGTTCCTATGCGTGATAAGGCCAACCAGAGTGGTTGGCTCGTTAAGCACGTGGTGGATGAAGGCAAAACCTTCAAAAGTGGAGTACTTGGCCTATTGCTAGGTCATTTGTGGGCGCTCGAGCGGAGCAGTCTAAAGACTAGCTGCTTCAGAAGCCACGCTTTACCATCCGAACTGTTTGTCGCTAGGCGTCATACCTGGAGGATTAGAGATAACCCTAAGGGTGTAACTGAACGAGAGACCGAACAAAATTTGGTCTTTAGTTCAACCTGGCTTCGAGCAGATCTTCATCCTCTCCTTGTTGCACGTCGATCCGATGAGATATCGGCGATGTGTGGTGGGGACCGTGCTGAAACGAATAACGACGTTTCACTCACGGGTAAGACAAAGATGAAGATGTCGCTTGGTAGGGTAATGCAGTGGACTAACCTAGGACCGTGGCTGTAAAGCCGCGTAACCGGGGTAGAAGGTAATGCTATTGAGGTTGTTTGCCTCCTTAGTTATGGC